TCGGTTCTCAAATTTACGGTGCTCGTGCAGATTTAATTATCCTAGACGATGTGGTGATGAACTCAAATGCCCACGAGTGGGAAAAGCAAATTGAATGGCTTCAAAAAGAAGTCATCACCCGTTTGGGTCGACACGGAAAACTACTTATAGTGGGAACCCGTGTTGCCCCAATAGATTTATATAAAATGCTACGGGACGGTTCGCAATGGACTGGCGGTAAATCTCCATTTACCTACTTTGCTTGTCCAGCAGTTTTAGAGTTTGATGAAAAGCCTGTAAACTGGAAAACGCTCTGGCCCAAAACTGATAGACCAGAAATTGATATTGATGAACCAGGCGAAGATGGATTATATGCAAAGTGGGATGGACCAGCATTATTTACTAGACGCTCAGAGGTTACCCCGTCGGTTTGGGCGATGGTTTACCAACAAGAAGATGTTGTTGAAAACTCAATCTTCTCACCGACCTGCGTTGCAGGTAGCGTTAACGGAATGCGAAAACGAGGACCTCTCAAGTCTGGAACCGCTGGACATCCGAAAAACATTGAATCTGCATATACAATTATTGGCCTCGACCCAGCAATGTCTGGAGCAACAGGAGCGGTAGTAGTTACCTATAACCGAGCCGATGGCAAAATATATATTTTAGATTGTGTCAATATGACTGACCCTAGTCCTCAGAAGATTAGAGATTTAATCGAAGAGTGGGTTATCAAATACAAGCCACAAGAAATCAGAATTGAAATTAACGCACATCAAAAGGCTTATGCCTTAGATGATGATTTAAGAAACTGGCTAGCCCAATATGGCTGCCAACTTAATTCGCACTTTACTGGCAAGAATAAGTGGGACGCAGCATTCGGTGTGGCTTCAATGGCTATGCTGTTTGGTACTACCCGTGACTCACGGTTTCAAGATAATAACTTAATTGAACTACCATCTAACGAAGGCTCAGAAGGTCTTAAGACGTTAGTTCAACAATTGATAACTTGGAAACCTGATACTAGAAATCCTACAGATACCGTAATGGCTTTGTGGTTTGCTGTTATCAGAATAAGAGAGTTGATGCAACAAACCTCAAGTGCATCTAAGTTTGCCAATAACCGTTGGGCAACTAAAGCACAAAAGCAACAAAGACATTCAATCGATTTAAATGAAGCCTTCGCAGAACAATGGGCCGAAACATACAGTTAGGAAACAAATGGCTTTAGACATTAGACAAATTGCTGCACGAGTTGATTCACTCAAGTATCGTGCTGCAGAGCGTGATGCTCGCGCTGGAGATGTACTTGCTGTACGTCAAGGTAAAATCTCATCTGTTTATCCTGATTTTTTCCCAGAGGGCGTAGACGCAAATGTTGTAGCAAACTTTATTGACATTGTTGCCCGCGACCTATCTGAAGTTATGGCACCACTTCCTGCAGTTAATTGTTCTGCAGCAAACTCAGTATCTGACCGTGCTCGTACTTTTGCCGATAAGCGTACTCGTATCGCTTCTAACTATTTTAACCATTCTGACCTTGCAGTACAAATGTATGCAGGGGCAGATAGATATATAACCTATGGCTTCACTGCGTTCATTGTAGAACTTGATGAAGACAATAAAATGCCACGTATCCGCATAGAAAACTCAAGGATGGCTTATCCTGAATTTGACCGCTATGGACGTTGTGTTGCATTTGCTAAGTTGTATACCTTGCCACTAGGTGAGTTAGTTGCTCAGTTTCCAGAGTATGACCGCCTATTGCTTGGACCTATGGGTTATGACCAAGACCTAAACACAATGATTGAAATTATTCGTTATTACGATAAAGACCAATCAGTAGTTTATGTACCACGTAGAGATAATTTAGTTTTATCAAAAGCAAAAAATCCAATTGGCAAATTAATGATTGTAATTGCCAAGCGACCAACTGTAGATGATGAAATTCGTGGACAGTTTGATGATGTACTTGGTATCCAATTGCTACGCAATCGTTTTGCTATGCTTGCTATGGAAGCAGCAGAGAAATCTGTACAGTCTCCAATCGTACTTCCTAACGATGTAAATGAATTACAACTAGGTGGCGATGCGATTATCCGCACAGCCAACCCTGCAGGTGTACGTCGTGTAGAACTTACTCTACCTCAAGGTGCATTTACAGAACAAACATTATTAAATCAAGAACTTCGTGTAGGTTCACGTTATCCTGAATCTCGTACAGGAAACATTGATGCTTCAATTGTTACTGGTCAGGGCGTACAGGCTCTTATGGGCGCCTTTGATACGCAGATTAAATCAGCGCAAGCAATCTTTGCTTCTACTCTTCGTGAAGTAATTAGCATTTGTTTTGAGGTGGACGAAAAAATATTCCCTGGCTCCAAGACAATTCGTGGCGTAGATTCTGGTTCTCCATATGAGATTACCTACGACCCATCAAAAGACATCAAAGGTGACTACTCAGCCGATGTTAGATATGGAATGCTTGCAGGTTTAAATCCTGCCCAGGGATTAATCTTTATGCTACAAGCATTGGGCGGCGGACTTATCTCTAAAGATATGGCTATGCGTGAGATGCCATTCTCTGTTAACGTAGGACAAGAACAAGAAAAAATTGAAATTGAAAATATGCGTCAATCTTTGTTATCTTCAATTCAAGCATACAGTCAAGCAATTCCTGGTATGGCTGCACAAGGTCAAGACCCAAGCGATATTGTTTCAAAGATTGCAAATGTAATTAAGTTACGACAAAAAGGGACGACTATAGAGGAAGCAATTGCTGAGGTATTTGCTCCAGCACCTGCTCCTGCACAACCACAGGTTCCTCCTGTTGGTCAGGCACAAATGGTTGAGCAACCGTCCCCTGCTCCCGAAGCCTCGCCAGCAGGAGGCGCTCTTCCTCCAACACAGGAAGCAGCACCAGACATACAAACTATTCTTTCTAGCCTTACTTCATCTGGTAAAGCAGGCGCAAGAGTCGTAACTAGAGGATAACTAGGTAGGGGACTATGACTGCAATAGTAGGTATTCAAGGTAATGGTTGGGCTGTGCTTGCTGCAGACTCAATGACTACATATATGGATAAACCATATGTAGCAAAAGGTTGCGAAAAAATTGTTAAAGTTGGTGAGTATTTAATTGCAGTAGCAGGTGATGCTATAGCAGGAGATATTCTTAATAACTTATGGCAACCACCAAAAGTAATTAAGACGCAAGACCCAGATAGATTTATGATGATTAGAGTATTGCCATCTATAAAGCAGGCTCTTAATGAAGCAGGATATGACCCAGCACCTAAGAATAAAAACGATGATGATTCTGGTTGGGATGCTTTAGTTTGTTTTAATGGTAAGTTATATCAAGTCAGTGATGAATATGGTTTTATGCGTGATAATAAAGGTTTGTACGGTATCGGTGCGGGTGGCGCATTAGCATTAGGCGCATTAGTAGCATTAGATACTGAAAGAAGAACTCACACTAAAGCATCTAGTTATGCTAAAAAAGCAGTCAATATTGCTATTCAATATAATGTTTGGTGTGGTGGGGCAATAAATATAAAAACACAATTTACTAAATAGGAGTAATTTAATGGTCATTCAAACACCTGGAAGTACACAAGGCGGATACCGACCAGATGCTCCTCAGAATAATTTTGGAATTTCTGCAACTGGTGGTGCAGGTTCTAAAGATGGACAACCAAATAGATATATACCAAATATGAAAAGTTTAGGTTCTACTGGAGTAGAAACTATGGCGCAACAAGGTGGAGCAAAATTGGCTAAAGCAGAAGAAACACCAACATTTGATATGAGCAGTATTAGAACTCTGTTGGATGATACTCAAAATCCAATGGAGCCACAATCTACTGGTGTAAATTTTGGACGTGGTGCAGGAGAGAGAGTATTGCCAGCCTCACTTCGTAGCGATGAAAGATTGATTGAGAACAAAGCAATTATCAATAAGTATATGCCTTCCCTGATTGCTGCTGCTCAATCTCCAGATGCTCCAGATTCATATAAGCAATTTTTAAACTTTACAATAAAAGAGATGCAATGAGTGCTTTCACTCCTGGTAGCATATTTGACAACATTGATAAATTTGCAAATTCTTTAGGTTATCAAAACCTAGGAATCATTATAAAACTATCAACAATCCCTTGGGATTCAGTAGATGATAGAGATGCTTTTATAGAAGCAATCACACAAGAACAGCCTCAAGGTAGTACACCTAATCGTAAAAGAATTTAAGGAGATATAATGTCATTATGGAATAGTTTCCTAGACAATATCGCCAAACCAATAGGTGGTGCAGTTGGTAATATTGGTGAGTATTTAGCGGGTACCTTTACTGGTAACTTTGGCTCACCTTCTCAGGCTATTTCAAACATTGTAATTCCTGCTGGTGTTGAACTTGGAGCAAGTAAGCAATTAACTGCTCTAGGCTTAGAACAAGAAGCACAAAACATTGTTAAAGAAAATTTAAAGTATTCAGTAAAAGATAAAGCAACAAGCAATGACTTAGTATTAAAGGCTGGAGTTAAACTTCACGATGAAGTTATATCTCCATACGTGACTCGCCCAATTGCAACTTATGGACTATTAACAGATGTCGATTCTCCATTGTATCAAGAGGGTCAATTTGAAAAAGGATTTCAATTATCAGATATTACCGAGGCTTATAATCGTTCTGCCGAAGTAAGTCTTGGACAAGCATTAACTAAATCAGATTTATCAATGATTAAGCCTATTGCAAATATTGTGTTTGATAAAGGCGGAATTGATTTAGATGAAGTTGATTTATGGAATGACGATGATATACAAAAAGCATTTGTTGACAATACGGTTGGAAGATATTTTACTGGCTTAACAGATTTTACTGTATCCAATATAGCCTTAATTGGTGCATTTGGTACTGCTGCCAAAG